TAAGCAGCATATGCTTTTGAAATCTGGCCATTCTTAAGTCTAGGCTTCATGTATTTAGAAAGCTCTCGATCATATTCTCTAAGCTCTCTTTTAGATTGCTTATAAGCGGCATTATAGATCTTCTTTTGATTCTTATGGATCCACCGAAGATCTTTCTTTTCTTCTCGCCTCTGAAGTCTTGCGAGATGCCTACGACCAGCACCAGTTAAAGTACCGTCAGGATTCTGATACCTTCTGATGCCCCACTTTTGGCCTAAGATACCGTGGTGAGCTAAATATCTGAACGAATCTTCCATAAGCTCACCTCTAATCAACTTTTAGACTTATACCAATATATGCCAAGTGCTGTAACCGATGCTGGAATAGCAATAACTGGAATTCCACCGCTAGCTACTGTAGCCTCAACAATAAGGCTTCCTGCCGAAACTGCTGCAGCACTAATACTAGCTATGGTTCTTCCTGTAATTGTTCTTTTGCCAAGATCACGAAGACGATTCGGATTGTTTAATATTTCTTCATTTGCTTTTCTCAAACGATCAGCGTCAGCAATTCTGTTTTGCTTGAATCTAGATACCGATGCCGCGTCACGAGAAATACTTTTTTCAAGACCTGTGAGACGTCGATCGATGCGCTTTTCGCCGACTCTATAAGCTAAATCCTGATTATGCTCAGAACGCTCGCGCTTCTTTTTTCCGGCATCAGTTAAAGTTCCATCTTCATTCTGATACCTACGAACTCCCCACTTCTGGCCTAAGATACCATGGTGAGAAATATATCTAAAAGAATTAGTATCTATTGCAATGTAATTAATGTCTCTCACCTTCTTTAATCGAACTGATCCGCATTTGCTTTGTACGCAATATAGGCATCCATCATGGCAGCCACATTATCAATTTTCTTGTCACGACGGCTCTTCAGAAGCTTTCTATTTCCATTAGTGTCCTCAAGCGTGATAGAGTTGCCCATGGTAAAACACATGATCTCCTCGTCAAAGATAAGTTGTCTTTGCTCGGCAAGAATCTTAAGTTCGCCAAGAGGGACAGACTCTGTCTTAGCGCCCTGAATTACCTTTTGGATAAATAGCTCACCGTAATCCATACACCACTTCGGTATGAAGTCTTGTGCGTTATAGGGGTCGTAACCAAGACAACGAACATCGTAATCGCATTCTTCGATGAATGCTTCTAAATCGTCATAAACTTGGTCCATCTTTAAAACACTGCCCGGCATAACGATAAGAGTCCCTTCTCTAAGAAACTCTTCATACTTAACTCGCATAGCTCTCGGAAGCTTATTTAAAGTATATTCTGTTATATAGCTACGAGCTTTAATACCAAATGATTCATTGGATAATGGAAACAGGAATGTGAACGCACAGAAGTCGTCGCCCTGCGAAAGGTCGGCTCCAAGCGAGCACGGCATGCCATGAAAGTTTCTACGCCTATGCGGAATAGTTTCTTCATAAGTAAAGAAGTAAGTATAACCTTCCATTGGAATCCCGAATCTTTTTGCCAGAATATCATTACGTACAGCAGGGGCTTTCTCTGCTCTTTCCTTATCTAATTGGTAGGTTTCATACGTAACGGTCTTACCGAGATTTGGATTTGCTTTAACCCATTTATCAGGTTCATCTACTTCTTTTATGTCATCCAAACGATACCACCAAATTGAAACGTGAGGCTGATAGTATTCTCCTTTGAGAATCTTCATCAATTCCATTTTGATTGTATCGCCAGGACCATTTCGAACAGTACCCTCAGAAGACGTAGCTACTATAAGCCAATCGTCCACTTTAGAAGCACCCTGTTCTATTGCACCGACAACATCTTCTTTAACGTCGCCAGAAAGCCATTCGTCAACTGTAGCATACTTACATCTAGCACCCTGAAGCTTATCAATTCTCATTGGACGAACTTCAAGTATAGAATTCGTAATGAAATTCTCAATACCTTTCTTTGTAGATGCTAACTTGACACGGTCGGCTTTAGAACCAGTTGTATTCTGTATAGATCCTTCTGTGAGAAACTTGAACAACGGACCCTTAGATCGACTTATTGCTGTCTTAAACGGTAAAAGCACCTCATCCGACTGCCTCATAGTAGGAGAAGTAGCAATTTGATCAGTAGTCTCAGTGTCCACAATAAGTCCGTATGCCTGTATGCATGTGTCATACAAACTTTTTGCTGCACCACGACCGACGATTAAATACTGTTTATTAATCAGTCGTTTCTTGATGTGCTTTGTTACGTAATGTCCGCCTCGTCCATCTGGAAAAGGTTCATAAACACTTCGTTCAAGAAAGTAATACCAGCCAAAGACCTGTTCGCCCCATAGTTTAAAACTATCTAGAAGTTTAAGATCTCCGCCATCCGTTAATGTCAATTCGTTCTCACAAAAACGAATCCAACCTTCTACTGCTTGATCATCGTACCAATATCGAGGATCATCTATCAGCTCATCGATCCGGTTCATCTCCATAGAGACTTCTCGACAAACTGGTATGTCACCTCTGATTACGGCATCTCGAAACTCGCCGTAATATCTCGGTACAGCGGTATTCGATAATGCCATGTGGTACTCCTTTACGTCATGCGACTAAAATCTTTACCTTTTACATGCTTATTGTATTCATCCCAAAAATTATTAATATCCTCTATACGTTCAGCTCTACGTTCCTCAGCTTTTTTCTTTCCTTCAGCCCTTTCCTGAGTTGCCTTCTCTGTAGCTGCAGCATTCTTCTTTTCTAACTTCTTTGCCAAGCCATCTGCAATATCAAATCGTTTCTTAACGTCGTCATATTCCTTAAGATTAATCTTTTCAGGATGCTTTAGAATATCATCGATAGATGCAGTCTTAAGAAACTCTTGCCTTGCTTCTTCTTTCTTTTTGTCGGCAGCATCTTTTTTTTTCTTAGCTTCTTCTTCTGCTTCCTTCTTAGCTTCCTTAATGCGATCTTTCTTTCTATCTCCAGCCCATGTGCCATCTATTTGCGGCATATAAGCATCGGAATTAAATGCATTATTTATCTTAGCAATAACATTATAAACTTTAATGCCTTTATCTGCAAAATCAGTAAACTTACCCATTTTGTCTGTCAAAGTATCAGTCTTTGTTTTACCAGCCGCAACAAGTTGGGCTTCATTATTAAGCATTTTTTGAAAATTTTGTTTTGTATTAATTCTATCGGTTGCCTCTTTCATCTCGGCAGGCGTTAAGTCATTAAAATACTTATTAATCTTACTAGCATCACCAGACTTAATTGCCTCGGCTTTTTGCTTATTGTACTCAGCTTTTTCAGCACGAGCTTTTCTAGCCTTTTCAAGAGCAACAGCTCTTTGTTTATCACTTTTCTCGATAGCTCTTCGTTCAGAGCCAGTGAGCTTTCTAATCTTTCCATCTTCGTCGATGGCATATCTCTTCTTCCCGGCAGCAGTAAGAGACCCATCAGGATTCTGGTATCTTCGGATTCCCCACTTCTGGCCTAAGATGCCATGGTGGGCCAGATAGACTTCATACATTCGCTTCACCTCATAAGAAAAGGGAGAGCCCTAAAATATAGGACCCTCCCCCAGTTAGGTTACTGCATCTGCTGAGAAGCGGCACGAATCATTTCAATGAATCGTCCAACCTGCTTACGTTCGTAATCAGTCTTGGCGTCATCGAACATGCCTTCCATTAAAGATACAGCTCTGTCTCCGATGCTATGACCGCTATAACCCATAGAATATGGATCGCTATAGTAGTTCATTCCATTGCTCATGGGATGATCACCATAGCTTCTGCGGTCCATAGAATCGTAGTAGTTTCCGTAAGATCTGCCATCAAAACTCATACGACCGTGTGGGGCTCTGTATGAAGTTATCTGGTATTCTCTAAACGGACGCCGGTCCATATCATGGCCGGAATACTGCGAATACTCTTTTTCTCGTTCCTCCATCTTGCACTCTTCGATCTTGCATTCAAGATAGTCGAGAAGCTCCATGGCATCCTTCGCAGCTTTCGTTTCAGCAGCAGAAATATCAGCCTTCTTAGAAAGATCAGCGAGATTCTTCTCGGTGGTCTTCTTCAGGGTCTTAAGGAAATCAAGATCCATTTTGAATTTGTCCCTCCTTTACTGCCGAATGACGATATTGGCGTTCTCCACCAAGATCGGAATCGGACTAGTATTTCGAACATAGATGG